CTTGCTGCTTCAAATACAACTTGAAATAAGATTTTGCGATACTACGCAATTCTTCAAGATTGTCAATCTTGTCTATTTCAGAGGCATATTTAAAGTACTCAAAACTTTTACTTAGATTTTCTAATTCAATTTTATCTGGATCCATTTAAAATCTCCCTTAATAAGGATTTAATTTCATCAATATCGGATTTTAGTTGATCTATTTCCTCTCTTTGCTTTTTTTTGTCATCTTTCATTTTAATATATTGTGAATAAGCAAATGTATCACAATTAACAATTGCTCCTGTTTTTTCATCTCTATAGAGATTTTTGTGTCCTTCTACTGGTATCATTATGCGAGAGCAATGACTCTAAGGTCTCTAAATTCAACTGGTTTTGCTTCATTAGTGGACGACATCACAATTTTAATCGCAAATCCTGTGAATTGATCTAAATTATCAGCAGTAAACTGATACTCCAGGAACTCATTATCGTTACTTGGTCTCACATAAGAGTCCGCTCTACCAGTGTTTTTGGAAGAATCAATTACAACATCACCATAACCATCTCCATCAGTATCTCTAAGGTTATCATATCCAGGGAAAAGTAGATATGATTGTTCAATTTCGCTAGAGTCTGATTTAAATAGTCTATAAAGAACTCTAAAATCTGCATCTGCAGACCTATATGCAGAAACTAAAAGTTTGAGTGATGTTGCTGGTTGTTTTAAATCAATTCTCTTAGAAATATAAACTGAAGCATGAGGATCTCCTTCTAATAGATTAGATCTTCCGTCAGAGACATAATCCACAATTGGATTATTGACTCTACTTCTTCCTAAGACAATACTTGCATTTTTGATATTAATTGCTGGAGAAAGATTAGGGTCTCCACTGTTCATTTTTACTCTTAAAGTGAACGACTTTGCAGAAGAAAGTCTCTCAATTTCATTTTTCTCGGAACACATTAACCTTGGAGAATCAAGGACATTTTCTTCATTAAGTGTAACATTATCTGGTTCTTTATTTAAGAATGATATTTCAGATCCGCCAGCACTTGTTCCAGAAACGGTTTCTATTGTAGAACTTACGGTTGTTTGTTCTCCAGGGGTAAAGATACTTAATTGGGGTCTAACAATATTGAATTGGTAGTTCTGGGAAGCGGAAGCATTAACCCCACCAGAAATTTTTTCCTCGGCAAATGAGAGTAAAGATGTTCCACTGCTTCTACCAGATCTATTTAATTCTAGATGATAAACATCAAAATCTCTAAGATCTTTAAGTGCCTGTGTACTTGGTAAATTGTGAGTAGTATTGATCCTTGTCAACGAAACACCGTTTAATTCATACTTATATGCCACATCATTAATATAATGTGGCGTTATGCCTGTACCTTCTGCGCCTCTAGTGCTAATGCCAAGTGAACCTACATTAATTCCATCATAGAACATAATTTCATTATTTACTTTAATATATCCTCTTGAAGTTGATATACCTTCAAAGGTTGTAAACTCTGCAGTGCTTGCTACAGAAATAGTTGTATCACTTATACCAAGATTAGCAGTTAATTTTATTGGTGCCGTCGAAGGTTCTACACCTTTAATTTCTACAACATTATTGTCAGCGTGCATTCCATGATTTGGTTGATAAACTGCAATCACATTACCAGTATAAAGATTATTGTATACGCTAGAAGAACCTCTTATATCAGTGTTTGCATATGCAACTGCAGTTGAGTTGTTATAGGCAATTAAATCCTCTCCAGAGGTAAATGATTCGCCCTGGACGCCCGTTAGATATAGAGTATCGACCGCATCAATAGCAGAAACGGTAATTTGTGCTCCGGTTCCTTTAACAACGTTGCTTGTAGTGATTCCAAGAACATCTCCAACAACATATCCGTTTCCGGTGGAACCTATGGTAACTGTGCTAACTTGACCAGCAGAACTGAAAGTAATGGACGCAGTTGCGCCACTACCGTTACCTGTAATGTTATACAGAGGAACTCCGCTGAAAGAACCACTCGAATAACCCGTTCCTACGTTAGTTGTACTAATTCCATTCCCAGATCCACTGATTCTAGATCCAATATTTTCAATATATCCATAAGTTCCTGGTGAGGAGACTGTTCCATGACTTACTTTCTTACCAATTGTCAATACAGAACCCATAGTAGAAGTGGTTGTAATACCAACTTTGAGTTTTCTTGGATAGGAAGTAATAGGATTATCTACAAGATCTTGAATAATATTTTCTCCCGCTCTTAAAGGAGGATTGTAGAAGACTACATCTCCAGAGGTTGATGTAAAGTTGCACTTGTAAAGTTTAAATTTAAGATCTTGGAATTGATTTGCTGTCCAAATACTTCCATTTTGAGATCTAAACAAACTTCCGCCAAGATATTGTCTAGCATAGACTACACTTTCTGCCGATGGTAGAGAAGCAGTATTAATACTCTTCTTGCCCATTGTAGCAATCCAGAGTGTGTAATTATCACTACTTGGTGCTAAGAATACTAAAGCATACTCTTTCTTAGGTTCAAGATGAATTGGAGATGGGAAAGTAATTCTAGTTGGTGTTGATGCATCGGATGTAACTGTAATATCCGAAGGTTCTAAAGTTACTGTAGCGAATTCATTAACTAGATTTAAAGTTGGAGTTCCGAGTTCAACAGTTCTTACTTGAACTTGTAGTTTTTCAACTTCATCTTTTGAACCAAAATAAACATCAACAGAACTTAGATATGCACCAGTTTCATCAACTGTGAAAGATTGTGCAAGTGGATCGTATCTTTCAACAGATGTAACTACTGTTGTTTCGGTTCTGATTGTTCCCCTTGCTTGATACACTGCTTCTGCATTTGAAGCAAGTCGCAAATCTCCTGGTAGAGGTGGAACATTTGAAGGATTGGCAGTAATCTTAAATACTTTATCACCAGTTCTAACTCTTACAAGAGGTGGTGGTGTGGTATTTGGTTCTCTGATAAAGAACGTTCCTAGTACATCACCAAATGTGTCAGATATCAGTCTGATGTTTGACACTGTAGCAACGGCACCACTTGTTTTTCCTACTAGTTTAGTACCAATTTCAACGTAACCACCATATTTTCCAATCGACTCTTCTGCCAATGCAAAAGTATCAACGTTTAAGATTGTTGATGACGCAGAATATGCTTCTGGAAGTGCATTAGTTCTATTATATGGATTTGCATTATAAACTTTATTCGGTGAAGAATAATTTCCTGTTTTGTGATCTGGTCTTGCAGTCCTAAAAGTAATAGTTTTTAAAGAAGAAACATATCCTTCAACATCTTCACCGATATTGAATGAACCAGAAACCATTGAAATTTCAATAAGTTTTGGTACATAATCAATAGAACTTATACTATCTAAAGAAATGTAATGTCTAGTTAAAGGTTTTAGTCCAGTTGCATAGAACTGAACATTTCTAGATCTTACATAAGGATCCTCTTGGAATGTGTTTGTGGTAGTAGTAACATCCTCTCTTCTAGGACCGTGTGGACTTGCTACACGTCTTGTTCCACCATCTATTCTAATTCTAATTACTCTTTCCCATTCATCTGATTTTGGATTAAGAGATACTAGACCAACATATTCTATGACATTGAAAGGATTGACGTTTTCAACTTCAGTTGCAACTGGTTGTTCTAACCAACCAACTTCACTATAGTTTAAAGTAATTAATTCTCCAGTCTTTCTTACATTAGAATCTAGTAGTGCTAAATTCTGGGAATAATCTGAAGTATCTGCGTTTAAATTGGGAGATAATCCCAATCTTGGTTTGACTGACCAGTAATCAACCGTGCTAGATAGTTCATCATTTTGAACGTCACACTTAAGGTCTGGATTTGTTGTATCTAATAGATCCGTATTCTTAAAGTCGTCGGCAAAAAATCCAGACTTGAATCTAGTTAATCCAAAGTTATCTTGAATTTGTAGTGTTTTCGTGTCTAATTCCAGTAAAGATAGTGAAGTTGTAATCTCTAGATTTTCAATTCTATCTTCTAATTTTCCAATATCTCTCATTGTATAGCGTCTATTATCTACCAAAACAATTCTTGCATCATCTGGATTATAAAGATATGCTGGTAGAGTAATAGTTGCAATATCCATTGCCTCCTCTATGTTTAGAGGGGTTTTTGGATCTATGGATGAAGTTCCTTTTATAACAGTAAATTGTCCTAATTTGTTTAAAACAATTTTATCTATTCTTGGTAAGTAGAAACTATAACCAAGTAAAGAGCTTTCACCGGAAGAAACGACTTGAGAATTTTGTAGTGTTGTAAATACTCTGCTGGAGAAATCAAATGGAGATGTTGTTGTTGAAGTAAATCTTTGAACTCTTGGTCTAAAATCTAGTGTGTCACTTGATCTTAATCCACTAGGTAAAGTCGGAATATCGTAGGTAAATCTATCATAATCATATGAGTTTACAGTTAAAATATCCCCAAGATCACTAGATGGTATTTCGTAGTAATTGAAAATTACTAATAATTGTTTTGTTGGAGAATTTGCGTTGGTTTGTCGTATTATCTTAGAATAGTCATAATATTGGTCTTTTTGACCTTTATCTAATTTGTAATTAGTTGTTATATTAAGATAACTTCCGGCAGTTATTGACTGAATATTGGAAGTAATTTTTGATTCCTCAAATACTACATTTTCTCCAGTTACAAATTGTTTAGAATTTAGATAGACAAACTCTACTTCTGTTGAAGATGATCTAGTTACCAGTTGTGCAATTGCTCCACTTGTAGAACCAACAATTTTTTCACCTAAAATTGAAGCGGTGTCTAGATTTAAACCAGAAACAAAAGTCAGTTTATCCAATACTGGTGCTGAAGTATCGAGAGATTCGTAAACAGCAATTACATTTACAACATCTGGTAAATTAAGTGAAATTTCTTTATCTTCTATTCTCAGTCCATAAGAACTACTTGTGGTCAGCCCACTAATAACGGTAGAAATTCCTGAAGAAGACTTATTAACTGTTAATTTTTCACTTCTTACAAAGTTTTTAGTTCTATTCTTAATTACTTGCTTTCTAATAGTTACATTAACTGTAACATTGCTAGTCTGACTTGGAGTTAGTCCCGAAAATACAACTTGCTGACCATTGGATGCAACAGTAACTTGATCAGATCTTAATTGTTGTACAGTTCCGTCTATGTAAAAGACCGAATATCTTTCTGCGTCAAAAGTTTCAAAATATCCGTCAGTTACATTTGTATCAGTAATATTGAGAGTCAATGAACCAATAGAATTAGTCGTTCTCTCTCTGACTTGTGTTGTAATTACTAAGTTGGAATCTGAAAGATTTACAGAAGAAATATTTCTAGCATTTAGTGGTGTATATAAAGACGCATTTTCACTATTTTTAATGTCCGCAATTCCTACACTAAAAGTCACCTCTGATGTTGTTATTCCAGTGGGAAGTGTTCCATCACAAATATTAGCAACTGTGGGAACGCTTGCTAACTGCATCGTTCTTCCATCTGAAGAAACTGAAACAACTCTATTAAAGGTTTCTGTAGTAAATCCAGTTTTTTGATATCTAATTATCGAATCGCTTCTAATTCCCAAAAATGTTTTTCCTGGGCAAGTTGCAATACCAGAACTATTGATATTTAATCTATCAGTAATTGAAAAATTGTTTGGTGTAAAATTATATAAAACTGTATCTGCAACAAAGTCTGTTTTTAGACCAGAAGATACTGTCGTCGAATCTTGATATACCGATTTAATATCTTGAATATTATAAGCCTTTATGGACTTAACAGTTCTAGGTACAACTGAAGATTCATTAATTACGATGCTTTCCCCTTGAATAAAAGTTCCAGAAGTTTGAGAAAGTTTGATAACCGAACTTCCACCAGCAGCATCTACAACATATCCAGAAGCTCCACTACTAGCACCTTTTATAAAACTAGTTGCTGGGCACTGGACTGAGGTTAAAGATTGATTAAGTGTTAATTCTGTATATGTTTGAACATCAAACAAATATAGATCCCACTCAGTTGCAGCATTTGAATATGTTGCATCTGTTAACGAGAACGAATATATTCTTGCCTTTCCGATTGAAGTTCCCGTTCCAGCAACTGTTGAATTTTTTCTTTGGTTATATAAATCAACCGTATTCAAAGCAGAGTTAATTCCAACAAAAGGTGTTCCACTTACGTTATTAACTCTTATAAGATTTCCCATTTCAAAAGGAACCAAAGACGTTGATACTGTCTGAGTATCTCTTGGTTTATCTACATCAATAATTGTAGTTCCCGCATAATCAAAGTCAAATCCACGAACATATGCAGTTCCTGGAGAAATTTTAACGCACATTAAATTGTCAGAGGGAGTATTACCTTGGTCTGTTTTCTCGGAAGGTAAATATATTCCCTCGTTTGAAATTCTATCATTTAAAGAATTTAAAACATCAACGGTAAAAGGAGTTACTGCATAATCTCCAGATTCATCATAAGTTCTCTTTGCAAAATAATCTTTAATAATTGAGTATGTTGACTTGTCTTGGAGTTTTTTAATTTCTCCATTCTTAATTCTAATTAATTCGATAAAGTCTTTATCATCTAAATCATCAATATCTTTTTTAGATAAGATGGCACTTATTTTAAATCTATCAGCACCTGGTGCAGCATAGTTGGAAAACCCACGAGCGTTATCATTTAAACTTTCATCATCATCTGAGGTTACTATTTCTTCAAAAACACTCAATCCAACTCTATATGAACCATCATTTGCATAAGGATCTAAAATAACTGTTGATACTCCAACAGATACAAAAGAACCTCTCATAAAGTAAACGCCTGGAGTAATTCCAACTGCAGAACCAACAGCATTTGGACTTGTTCCAAGAACTGTCGCAACAGTATCTCCAGAATTAATTACTGTTGCTCCATTATTATATGTTATATTTTCATTAATAACTAAATTTTCATCTTCTAAAAATGTGGTTCTTTGGAAATCAATTCCAGAAGAAACATACTTAATATAAAGAGTAATTTCTTCAACGTTGTCACTAGGAGGAACACTATAATTATTAATTACAGCGACAACTCCAGAGGTTTGACCCTCCAAACGCTTACCAACTAATTTTTCTAGATAAGCAGTTACATCTACTCCCAAATGAGTTTCTTGAATCTTTAACGAAAAATATTCGCTATCATAAGTGACGGATCCAGGAATAACCATAGATCCTTCTTTGAAAATATGACTTCCAAATGATTCTATCTGATTTTGGAGTATTGACTGAAGTGTCGTTAACTCTCTTGCTTGAACTGGATATCCAGGTTTAAACAGAACTTTATAAAAGTTCTTATTTGCGTCAAAATCATCAAAGTAAGGACTAATATTTAAGTCTGTTTTTTGGGACATCTTTAGAATTCCAGTATGATTTTAATATCTTCTTTTTGGCGACTATTTCTACTAATAATTGGTCGATTGTCCAAGTAAATTATATCGCCTGACCCTTTATTTATCTCAGGAGAAGCAAGACCAGATGTGAAATTAACGCCTAAATTAATTACTTTGTTTCCAGTGGGATTTGTACTTATACCGGTAAAATTGGTGTCAATCGATGCACTAAACCCACTTGGAGCCGCTGTAATCTGATTTGCGGATGATTCAAAATCTAAAACTTTAGAAGAAGTTGAAACACCAATATAATCTTTTTGATCTAAAGTAGTTTGATTAAAATATAAAGATCGATCTTGAACATATTTCATAATTTTAGTTTCACTATCATAAGAAGAAACCCATCCATAAGCAATTCCACCAGTAACTATCTGTTGGATTTTATCACCTACTGCTGGAGTTCCTGAAGTAGTTGAAAATTTTAACGCATATGCCGAAGAATATTGACTTCCCGAGAATATTGTTGTAGAACCTATGGAAGTCGGGTTTTTAACAACACCTACTTGAGCAAACTTGGTATCTGTTGGAAAATCTCTAGTAGAATCGTCAAATCTTGCGTAGACTAAAACTTTGTCTGCACCAAGTTCCTTGTAGATATTATATCCATGACCTTTAGATGGTGGTATAATGGGAATTAACTTCGCAAAATCTGAAGAGGAATTCGAGTTTATAGATCCTAAATCTACCATTCCATAAGTATAATCTTTGCCTCCAGAAGAAACTGTAGCATTGGTGATTTTACCATTAACTACGTCAATTAAAACTTTTCCACCAGTTCCATCTCCCAAAATATTTACTTCTTGCCCTACACCGTTTGAATAATTTGAACCTTGCCTCTCAATATAAACCTTTTTAATTTGATTCTCATTTATTGACGAATCGCCGTTATCTCTTACAGATTGAATTTGAGGATCTGTTGACGTATCCCAATCTCCTGGCAAAGTAATATATTCTGTAGAATCAAATTTTACAATGTCACTTGGATTAACAGTATACAAATATTTCCATACATATCCATCTCCACTATCTCCAGCTTTTGATGGTTCCAAATCTGTGAAAGTTGGTTCATCTTGAGAAGCATTTCCTGTAGTGTTAATTCCAGAGGAACCGTTGTCAATACAAATATAAACTTTATATTGACTATTCATAACATAATAATTTGCATCATATAATCTCGAAGATGCTGTTAAAGGTGATGGCAAAGTTAAAGAATAATCATGCCTATACATTTCATATTTTGTACCTCTTGTCCAATCTATTCTACGAATAATTCTACGGACAGTTGAGGAAGATATTTTCTTACCGTATAGCGATACATCACCAGTGTGTGACAAGTACGTAAAATTATCAGTTGGATTTGGAACAGTGGTGTTCCAATTGGAAGTCCTGCCAAATCCTACTTGAGAGGCATTAGGAAGTCCAACAAACACATAATATGAATTAGAGGTGTTCTCAACAGATTCAACAAAATTATCAGCATTTAGTATTCTAAACTGATCTGTTACAATTGAGGACATATTTATAGTTTTTTTCTATATTTATATTATCATCCAAAGGTTTTCTTCAATGGTCCCCTATCGCGTAATCCATAACCTCTTCTTTGAACTGTTGGGAAAGTAGAAAGACCAGAATCAACAGTCAATCCAGTAACTCCAATTGAAACTGGTGAAGGAGATCTAGATACATTGAATAGTCTTCCCCAAGAGAATCTGCCTACAGGAATTTCAGAAGAAACTGCAGTGGTTGCTAGTCCAACAACAGAAGTTCCAGAATGAATATTAGTAATCACTTGAGCGTTTTGTCCAGATGCTGATATAGAGTGTACATAGTAAACATTATCGACGAAAGTAGTTCCTATTCCAACGCTAGAAGCATTGTTTCCGTCAACAGAAGTAACACCAGAACCAACACCAGTCTCAAATACAAGTATTGGATAACCCACTGACAAATCAGCAAATGGTGTAGCAGAAACTGTAGAATTTAAGAACAATTTAAGTCCTAGTGGATGACCACCAGTTCCTGTGGAAGTAGTAATTCCTGTTATAATTCCAGAGAATCCCATAATTTCCGAACTACTAATATTTGTTATAGTTTCAATCTTAGGTGCGGGAGACTCGACAATCACACTTGGTGGCGTAGACTGACTATATCCAAGTCCAGGATTTACAATTACTGGAGAGGTAATTGCGCCACCAGATATTGAAACTGTTGCAGTTGCTGTTGTACCAATACCAACTCCAATTGCTTTTGGAGATCCTATCTTAATATTAACTGTTCCAGTATAACCAGCACCAGCATTAGTTATTGTTAGTGCCGATATAGTTCCAGCAGCGGATACTGTTGCTGTAACTCCTGCAGAAACCAATCCAGCATCTTGAACAAGAAGAACACTAAATCCAGCAATTGCTGTACCACTTATGTCTCTCTCATAATCAAACAATTGAACGTCATCTACAAAGATTTCGGTATCGGAGGAAGAAACATTCTTAATAACTTTTGCTGTAGGATAAACTTGCCCTTCAATAGAATCTCTACTCTTATAAACTAGATCTCCGTTAATAATCTTATCGACTTTTTGTTTTGTCCAATATAGTGGTTTATAGTTATTAGTATCTATTCCTGCGCCAGAATAAATGTTAGTTTCAATTCTGTCTGATCCAGAAATATCATCAACTCTTCTACTATCTTGAGTGATAGTTCCAGGATAATTGTCATTTTGGAAAATCTGAACATCATCACCAATTTTAATTGTTTCCGTTATGTTTACTTGTTGAGTATCAACTCCAGTTGTTCCTCTGTAGAAGAAGATTGCCATTTTATCTTCAATTCTTGGTGCTTCTGAGAATAAGATAGAAGTTCCTCCGTCATATTCATAAGCATCACCTGGTTTCTGAAGAACACCATTTCTAAACACCAAAAGAACAGAATTCAAATCAATATTTACTGAGTCTGGATCAAGCGAATCTATTTCAAAAGAAAGTAACTGAGCGTTGTAGTAGAGAGGGAATCTCTTTCTGGTTCCATCTTGTAAAGAGGTAATAGGATCGATAAAGTCTAAGTCTCCAAACTGCCAAGCAGCGAAAGAATCTGTGAAAATATCAAGCACAGTTAATTCAAAATCTGCTAAAGGTGATGATAATCCTTTTGCTGTTACCAGACCAACTGGTTTAAATACATCTCCAATTCTGAATCCGTATCCGGGTCTTGTTATTTTGAATGTCTTAACTTCAAATAATGTAGAACCAATTCCAGTTGTTGATGAAGCGCCAACATCTAACGATATCAAGAGACCAGAACCAGTATCAGTTGTTGACCCAACACCAAATCTGGAAACTCCAGTAACTGATAAATCAGAATATTTTGGTTCCGGTATTATCACTTGAGGATTTGTATACCCTGTTCCACCATAACTTACGGTAAATGATAGTGTTCCACCAACACCAACTGTTGCCAAAACTATAGCAGTTGAACCAAATCCGACTGAATGTGAGGTTTCACTGATACCAATTGAAACCGTACCATAATATCCAGAACCAACTCTATCAGTTGTTCCCAATCCAACAGAAACAATACTTCCTCCAGCACCAATAACTGCCGTTACTGAGGCACCTACTAGTGGTGCAAATCCTAGTCCATTTGTCGAACCAAGAGAAATAATAACTCCACCTCTTGGAAGTTGATTTTGATTTACATCATAATCTGAGATAATTATTTGATTATTTGTTGAAGTTATTCCAGTAAAACTTACTGTAGATACGCCAGAAGATGGATGAGGTATAATTTCATAGTTATTTCCAACATTATTTTGTGTTGTTGGGGTTTGGAAAATGTCATTAATTAAAAGAACAGCAGTTGTGTTTATTCCGCTGGTACTAATACCTTGAACAGTTAGACTGTATGTTCTACCAATACCACTAAATGTATCGGAAATATCATCATAGATGTAATTTGTACTGTAATTTTGTCTCAAATAAACCCTACCATCAAAAGTTGATCTCACATAAGGTAATTGTGTACTTGGATTTTTACTTATACCAGAATTTCCATAAGGTGCATCAGTAAAATATATTGTACTATTTTCGATGTTGTAAGATCCTCTGTAAATTCTTGCGGATGTTCCATCAACATGAGTAGTTGAAGATGAACCGACAGCAGATCTAGATACAGAAACTAAATTAAATGTACCTATTCCAGAAATTGGTCCAGTGAATGTAGTTCCAATACCAACAGAAATAACATCCATATATTCACTACCAATCTTAACAATATCTCTTGGTTTAATTGATGAAATTCCAGATAGTGCAAATATTGAGGATGCAGTGCCGATTTGCCCACCGTTATTTTCAAGATTATAACTTAAAGGTGTAAACGTCAATGGTTTTTGAATAACACCATCAAGAGTAATAATTGCTTTTTCATTTCTCTTACTCATTGTCAATGTATGAGCGTTTCCTCCACCAAGTGAAGTAAACGTAACTCCTATCCCCGCAGTAGCATATTCTGGAGTGGTTGCAAGTTTGAAACTATTATTATCAATCTTAATTGCATAAACTGTGGATGGTAAAATATCAGTTGTCCCAATACCAACTCCACCTACAACTGACGTTGCTGTGGAACCAATTCCAACAGAAGTTGCTCCAACCCCTATTAAAGTAGAATTAGGTGCATAAGTTATTTTTTCACCATTACTAAAGAAGTGATTATTAATTTGGAAGATTCCTGTAGAAGGATTGAGAACCGTTGAAGATGAAGGGTTGAAGGTTTTACTAAAAATAGGAACCCCTTCATACTTAAGAACAAAAGATTTTTTATTGACTCTTGTTCCGTTTAATCCACTATATTGCGATAATTTAATTGAGTCTGTTATAGTACCATATTCTAAATTGGGTGCCTCGTTATCATTATCGTTATCAGTATATAAAATTTCATTGAAACTTTGAACTAAAACATTAGCACTTCCAACATATGAGTCTGGGTGGAATGATAATATCAGATTGGAACCAGATAGACTTCCTCCAAATGTTCCAATTCCATTAGTACTACCAATAGATAAGAACGGATATTGAGAAACAGTAGTATCCTCACCGTTATAAGACATTATAACTTGATGTAAGGAACTAGTATTACCATAAGAAACTTTAACTGTAGATTTAATCGCAGAAATATTTTCAGTGCTTACACCAATTACAGATGTGCTTCCAGAAGAAACATTATAATTTGATTGATAGTATGCACTTCTTTCATTTCCTGAAATTTGACCAGAACTTAAGAATCTATAAGTTCCAACTCCGACAGCAGTTGTTCCAAAACCAACAATTTTACTCCTAATTGAAACTTCATTTGATGAATTATTGAAATAATTTAATTTGATAGATCCAGAACTTATAGTTGGTTGGAAAATTCCAATATGACTTGTTGATAGTCCTGAACTTGTGTCAAAATAATATTCTGAAGTGAAGGTATCTGTTCCGTCATGATCAACATACAATTCAACGTAGTTCATCTCTAACGTTGCCTTGTTAATTACTTGAATATTAGCAAAAATCCCTTTGTTTGTTGATGAGGACGCAGAGAATACTGTGACAGTGGTTCCAACTCCAACTGAGGTATTAACTCCAACTAGGTTTACAAAACCAATTGACTGAGTTCCAATTCCTGATAAATCCGAATTAAACTCTGTTTTTATTACCTTAATATCATAATCTTTATTGTATGGATCTGTAGGAATAAATCTGAGTGCAGGAATATCAAATGAGTCTTTATCTGCAACAACATTACCAATAGTTGTTTGTAATGTTGAAGTTCCTAGTCCACTTGCAATTAAGGATTTTGATAGGTTGTAAACATTATCATTTGTGTAAAGAGCAACAATCTCACCAACTTGCTTTGCTGTAGAATTGATATCACTAATTTGATAAATGTATTTCGAGAAACTACCTTCAATAAAGTCAAGATATGTATAATTATTGAGATTTGAATTACTATTTTGGAAACTTGAGCTTATATCATCAACTAAGAGCACTCTATTTGTTGTACATTTTACATAATCAGTTAATTTTCTATTCTTAAACTTAATAAACTTAGATCTAGATGCTAAAGTATCGATATCTAAAGTTAAATCAAAGTTGTTAATTGTATCAACTCTATTCTCGTTGATTACATCTAAAACAATAATGTCATTTGTTGAGGAAGCGATTGATACTCTATTTGCTCTAGAATTAATTTGAGTATCTGCAAAATTCTTCATTCCTGTTGGATGAAGAAGTCTATTAACAGAGTTTACTATTTCATCATATTGAACGGTACTCTTAATTGAGTAGGACATATTTTGATAATAGTCATTGTCAGAAGAGACCTGGGACAACTCACTCAACTTACCAGTTTCAGTTAACCATCCATTATCTTTTCTAACAAAATAGTCAACTTTGAATTTTCCTTGTCTATCATCAATATCTGAAACTGTTGCAATTACTCCAGACTTTTTACCCTTTAAACTATCACCTATTTTTATTTGAGTATAAGTTCCTATAAATTTTACATAGTCTCTTTCAGAAATCTGAACTGTTAAATCTCTTTCAACAAACTGCGTTCCAGTGGTCGATTTAACTAGAATAGTTTCATCTATTAAGAAGGTTGAGAATCCTTGGACTGATTCAAAAATTGGATAGTTATTTTTATTGACGATGAAAGCGTAACTATTTTGCGACGTTTTTGCTATACCAGCGTTTGTTGTTAATCCAACAACACTGTATTCAAGTCTAGCTGGGTTTGTGTTTGTGAAATTAGTTACTGTAAAGAATCTATATCCATAATCTGCAGAATTAAATCCACTTCCTGAAGAATCATTTTTTTCAATGTTTTCTACAAAGATTTGATCACCAGTAGCAAATACTGCAGTAGTAAAACCAGTTAATGGTGTAGTGAGGAAACACGTTACAACTCCAGCTCGAGACGTGAGTATTGTATTAATTCCTATACCATTACTATTATTGACAGCAATAATATTTTGCTGGGAGGATGATAATCCTTTAGGTGGGTATATTACATTTACAGATCCAATAGATGTTCCACTTAAGTTACAAGTCAAGGAATCATTATTAACAACTTGACTTGTTTCTGGATCTACTATTAAAAGATTAGGTGGGGTTGAGTAATTTTTACCGCCACTAAGAACTGTTACTGAATTAATAGTATTTGATTTTGAAATGTAATATGTTGGAGATACATAAGCATCTGGTCTTAGAGTTTTATCGGAAGGATATTCAAATCCTTGTTCTAAAATTCTAACTTTGTTTATTTTACCAATTTGATTGCTTATTGGAATGATATTAGCATCCTGACCAGCATCAGTTGTAATAGATGAAAATCCTGGCAGAGATTTATAGTTATATCCGCCGAAAATGTTTCTTATTTTCTTAATTCCGCCAGTTGCAGTAACAGATGTTGTAGAATACTTCAGAACATCTGTATTTGAAGAAGACAAATACGTTTCTTGTGGAACTTTTGCCAAAGAAACTGAGAAAGTTGTAGAACCAACTCCAAAAATCTTGTAGGTTCCGTTATATTCGTTATCTACAAAACTAATCTTAGAGTAGTTTTTAACTTCTTTATCTGCTGTGCTGATAAATCCAGATTTTTCTACTGCATAGAATAGATTGAGTGGAAGACCATTTGAATGTTTTAGTGTTAACGAAGCGGTAGTTCCTACACCAACTGTTCCAACTCCAATTATATTGAAAGTTGTTGTATTTGCGACGGAAACGAATTCATTATTAAAATCATTATCAAAAAATAGTTTTAACTTATATCCAGATAAGGATGAATGCGATAAGTCAAACTTCAAATCCGAATTATTTTGAACTTTTATTGGTGGATTAATAATTTCGAGTTGATGTTGACTTCCGCCAATACCTGTAATTGAAACAGTTCTGGGGAATTGACCTTCTATATCTTTTTGAGTTTCTGCAAGTTTAATTGTACTATCATCAATTTTATATACAAAGTATGTTGAAGTTGTCAAACCATTTGCAATTAAATCTGTAGAATTGTAGAATACTTTATCTCCAGTGCTAAGATGTGAAGCACCAATAGAAATAGTACTATTTGAAGTGTTAATACCTGCTGAAGTAAATCCAATTGGATTGAAGACGATCTTATCAATTTTAGAATTATATCTAAGATTGACTACGCTCGTTGTTCCAAATCCAACAGTTGTATTTGGTTTGACTTCAAGTGTAACTACGTCTCCATTTACCATAGAATGGGCAGTTGAGACTGAAACTACAGCAGTTACTTTTTCTGATTTTCCTGTTACTTGAGTATAATTTGTTTTTAAAGAATATTCATAGTCATCTGAACCATTGCTGGAGAAGTATAAACCACTTGTATTTGTAGTTAATCCTACAGATGTAGTTAATCCAATATAATCTTTTGATTTATTGATCGCATATACTGTTTCCGTGTTTCCAGTTTGTGGTAAATTAAATGTTGAGCTTGTAGGTTCTTGAGAGACTATTATTGCTGTTGCTGAATTTAGTTTGGTTAGTGTTAGTTGGTCACCAGTCTTGAATGGATGATTGGGAAGATAAATTGATTGAGTTGGAATAGAGATTGTTTTATTAATTTCTCCAACTGTGAATGACGTAGATATGCTAACACCAGCAGTTGTCCCTAAACCAACAGATTGCTTAGGATTGAAATAAACAATACTATTAACTTTAGAGTCAAAGTAACTTACATTTACTGGTATCGAGAATGTATCCGGTAATACGTTTACTTCTGTTGTTGCAGTATGAGCAGTTCCAGAACTTCTCTTAACTCTAATAATTGAATTAACATCAAATCTATTCAAAACTGATACAGTTTCTGCTCCGATAGTTAAACTACTACCTATAGACACAGATGCTGGAATTCTGGAAACATAGATGTCTTCTACCGTGGATATACCAGCCACAGGCATATTTTTAAAGAGAACACACTTTTCTGTGGTAACTCCAACTCTATGAACCTTAGTCAAGTAAGTTATTGAACTCGATAATCCAGAAATAGAGATATTATCATTATCTAAAAATGTGTGTTTTGGTGCAACAGTTGCAAGAACTGTACTTGAATCTTTCCAGGTAAATACTGTATTGTTAAACGTTTCTACAGAAGTATTAATATTAACAATATTTTTTCCTGTAATAGATTCAACATCTGCAGTCAATCCACCACCATTTGTTCCTTCATCATCGAAGTGTAAATTATCGCTTACTTTATAACCACTTCCTTCGTTTAGAACTTCAAATCCTATAATTCCACCTTTTGTCACAGATTCGACAATTGATATTTGTTTTATTATTTCATTGGATTCAACGAAGAAATCATTGTTTGCGTATGGATCATTAACTTTATAACCTAAAGTGTTTCTTACAAGATTGGAATTATTAAAATCAAATGATTGATCTAGTGTAGAGTTATCGTCAACATATTGAGATCTATAAGTATTTCCAATAAAATATGGGTATTGTGGTATTAATCTATTAGTCGAAGGATCTGTAGCAATTCCAACAAAATATGCGTATGTTCCTTTTGGAAACTCCGGAGTTTTACATATTCTTCCATTATGAGTATCAAGAGTTCCTGTATTTGTAAATTGATAATCTTCAATAAAATATCCTGATGCAAAAGCAGATGGTCTATCAACTATTGATGAAGTCTGAAGTGAATAACCACTATTCATCAAAGATATTGAAGACGCATTATTTTCAGGATCTGAGAATCCATAAGGACCGTAGATTGGATTGCCGTCATATGCCCACCCAATAATTGGTGAGTGTGTTAATCCAGTATCACCATAATTTGTTGAGAAAATAGAAGTTGAATATCCAACAAAAGCATATTTTAGATCGTTTAGTGTTTCTACTAAAATCTCACTCTGCTTTTCAAATTGTTGGTTAACCTGTAAAGAACGCACACTTGCTTCTAAAGCAGCACCTGCACCAGAAGCAACTACTGAAGTTGATGTATTTTCTTGAGTATAACCACTTCCACCATTAATTACTGTTACTGATACTAATTTCTGATTAACAATATTTGCTTTTAGAACTGCCCCAGTCCCATCTCCAGTTACTATAATATCTGGGATAGAATAATATTCACTTCCAGAGGAAAGAACATCTACACTTTGAATTTTTCCATTTTTAATTAATGCTTTTACCTCAGCACTTTTACCATTTTTAATTGTTATAAGAGGTTTTTTCTCAAAATTAACTATTGTAGATCCATACCCAGTTCCTGGTTCATACAAATATGCATCAACAATTTTACCTTTTACAGATGGTGTTGCTGTTATAACGCCTACAGAAGTATTTCCATAAGATACATTTACTAAAACTTCAATGTTTGGATATTTGAAGATATGATATCCAGAACCAACAGAAGAAAATTGTACATATTTCTTTCTATTATAATTTTCTGTTATTGTTGCACCTATTCCAGCATCAGCAAGATGGAAGGAGTTGTTATCGTTTTTAATGATATAATATGAATTTGTGGTGGAAAGACCACCAACATTTGTTCCTGTTGTCTCATATCTGATAATGTCACCATCGTTAAAATTATGATTATCAAATTGAACAGAATTGAAAATTGTAGAAATACCAGAAGTTTTTACATGAAGTTTTCTGTTTTGGTATCCAGAACCAGGTGAAATGACATTAATTGCTCTTAAGGTGTCTTTTTCAAATGTTATGAACTTGTGAATACCAGAAGTATTTTCAGTTGTAAATCCAACAGTATTAATTCCAGAGAATCTATCGGATGATGTTTGATATAGTTTAATTGTTGTTAATCCAACAACTTGAACATAATATGTTTCACCGTTAGATAATGTTTTATAGTATAAATTAGAGTTAAAATATGTTCCTATTCCGATGCTATTATTATCATTATTATTGTAAATTATAGAATCTCCATTCTTTAAATTATGATTTTCACTAAAAGTTATAGTTTCGTTGGTAACGTCTATACCACCACCAAAAATATTCTGTCTAGCATCGAATTCTAATTCTCTAAATCTTCTTGCAACATAAGGTTCAAGAATTGCCCCAGAACCATTACCACCAGATACTGTCGCAGAAACTACAACTCCAATATCAAATTCTTGAGGGTCAACATAAACTGCTGTTATTATTCCACTAACAACTGGTTGAACAAGCGCAGTTGTTCCACTTCCAGTTGAAACACTGACGTATGGTGGATTAATTACGTCATAATTTCTACCGCCATTTATGATTTTAACGGCAGAAAGTGGTCCATAGTAAATTTTATCGTCTGTTTTAGGGCTGACAATTTCCACACCATTTATCAGCATTCCAACTCCACCAGGAGCAGTATCATCACCATCTCCTGATTGGTAGTTTGGATTTAGAGGAAACTTCTTCAATAATTTTTGTGGACTGACTACAAGCGATCTGTGCTTATACAGTACAAATTTATGCGAACCAGTGCCAGATGACAATGAATCAAACTCTACATAAAACTCTGTTCCTATAAAAGAGCGAGATTGATATAATCTAATTTTATTTCCTGATGCTAGAACTTCTACAAAGTAACTAGTACCTGATGTCAATCCAGGAATTTGTTGATTACTTGCTAGATATACAATTCTATCACCAGTTACAAGCTGAGTATTTGAATTAAAAGATATTACAGAAAACTTTAAAGTTGTGGAATTAAATCCTTGTAAAAATCCAGTAGTAGTAGAAGGAGACTTTATTCCTGTTGCTTCTGAAATTTCAGAAAATATTATATTTTTGGTTATAGAATATGAAGGAAGCGAGTTTGACGCAACGTAGGCATAATTCTGTTCGTCATCCACGTAAAGATTTTGTATATCTGATATAATTTTACCGTTCCCATATTTTAAGGTAGCAGCACTACTTGTTGCTTTATTAAGATTTCTTCTTAAATCATAGTCTAATGATGATGAAGGAGTAAATCCTATTAGTCCAGAAAGAATTACTTGATTGATATTAGCGTTAATGGATTGAACTGTTGCATTAGTAGCAACAACGTTTTGTGTTCCTCTAACTAATATCTCAACACTGTCTCCAACTTTAAGACTTGATTTGTCAATGGAACTCTGCAGTGTTAATGTTGAACCAGAAAAAGATTGAATATAATATCTAGAACTTGTATTGTAAATCCAAGAGTTTGCAAAAATTTCAACGTAAGACTTGTTGGACTGGGGATTTTCTATAACCTTTCCAAGATTTTTTACAGTTATCTTTTCATTCTCTTTTATTCCAATTAAATCTGGACCATAAAATTCTGACAATACTCCAGTTATTATAAGTTCTACTTTTTTGGTCTTATCTCCATTTTCATAACCAAATACTACTTCACTTGAACGAATAGACGAAGCTTTTGAGATAGACTCTACTACATTGCTACAATTAAGAAATTGATTGACACTCTTATCTGAATAAGATACAATATTATTTCCAGAAATTAAAGTTCCAGTATTTCCAAATCCAATTGTAGAATCGACAGTAATAATAGAGGAACCTACTGAAACCGTGTCAATAATTTTAGTCTTGGGTGTAATATTAAATTCACCTTCAGTAAGATTGCTGTCGTCATATCCAATGAATAATGATATCTTATAATAAGTTCTTCCAGATCTGTTAATAATTTCTACTTCTGAAACAGATCCCTGTGTTGTTAAATCTGTTGATTTTTTAATAGTTTGCCCAACAAGATTTGCAGGATCTCCAGATATTTTTTCAGCAATAATAACTTGTCTTCTTAAGAACTTAGCAACAGAAGGTTTAATTAAATATTTTTCTAAATCTAAGACTTGAATATTTTCACCATACAAAACTTTAAATAAAATTTTAAAAGATTCTTCAGTTCCCTTCGAAGAATAGAAACTTCTAGATTCTTTGATAAAATTACTTACATCTAGGTTACTAGCAAATGATACATTTTCTAGACCAGGTGCTAAACTATATCTTATCTTTTTATAGAATTCCTGTAAAAAGAGTGCGCTTAAATTCTGTACTGTAACGCCAGCAGTGTGAATTCCTGCACTTGAAGATGAAAAAGTAAGTTCAGAAGGATTTGTTGAGTTGTGATAAGTCGTAATACCACTGAAACCTCTAATACAACCCGTAAAAGAGTTTGTAGTAATTCCGGTGTATGTAATAATTTCATCATCTACTTTTAAAAGTCCATACTCTGATGGAAATCCCTTAGTAGTAGAAACTACAACCGTAGTTGAAGAAGTTGATATTCCAGTAGACAGGGTTGTATACCCTTTAACTACCTCTGGAGTTAAATTATCTAACTTTAAATATTGGTCTAAATTATCAGCAAGATCAACTGGACCACCTTGATATTCCTGAGAAATATAATACTGTTTTAAAAACTCAGATGTCTTTGGAGATTCTGATAGTAAAAACTCTGGAAGTTGATTGTCAATAATTTGCTGGACTTTAACTCTCTTATCAAACCCAGTTTCGATCATATTTTATTTCCTCTCT